TTAAATCCTGCACATCCACCACCTTCAACAGATAATTGTACACCTAATGCTTTGTGTTCACCTATTGTATTAGATAAATATTCATTTGCTTCTTTAGTAATAGATACTGGTGACATTATATAAACCTTTGTGCATTATAATTTTTATCAGGATCATTCATAACTATTCCACCACCAGCTTTTTTTATTTCTTCATCATATGCAAGAAGAGCATTAGATAATTCTTCCATTCGATTAGCTACACCAGTACCTTCTTTCTTAGATTTTTTATATTCTTTATTATCTAAAAATTCTTTAGCAGCCTTTTTAAAATCTCCTTTATTTATTAGTTCTATTGTTTTAGGACTACCACTTAATCCTCCTCTATAAAAAGAACTTAACATAGGCACTCTTAATTTTTCTGGTAAAAGATTAAAAGAAGGTATACGTCTATTTACTGCTTTTAATTTTTCACCTATCTCTTGATCTAGTGCCATATCAGCTACATAAAGTGGAATACGTTGTCCTTCTTTTACATTAAAACCTGATGCTGATTTAGCTGTTGTACCATATCCTATTGTAGGTACACCCACACTATCTAAGTATGTTATAAACTCTTGTGTTTGAGGATCATAACTTCCTATTTTTGTTTGATAGTTTATATTACCTTCAGCTTCTTTTATATGAGGTACATATTCAGCATGTTTAAATTCATATTGTTCTGGTGCTCTTTCACCTGACATATCAGCCATTAATATACTCCCACAAAATAATAACAAACATAATACTATTGTTTCTCCATCCAACGATCTAGTTTTTCTTCTAACTTATCAAATCTTGCTAGTAGTTTATTTATTTCATTAAACACTTCTTTACGTGGAGAATAATTAGTTGCCATAAACTCTCTAGTCTTTGCATCAGACAATGCATGATCTTTTAAATCTTCACGTAGTTTATTTATATCATTATTAATACTACGTATCCACCATAAGAATGCACCTACAGCAAGTGTAAGCACAGCATTCCATAACATTATATCTTGCATTGTAATCTCCTAGTCAAGATAAGGATTTTCTCTTTTTCCTAATCCAATATTATTTTCTTGTTGTTTACTTTCTACTTCTTGTTCATATGTTGTTAAAGATTTACCTATATAACCTCTATACAAATCATATAAATTATCTTTTACAGAATCTATACCTGTAACAGCTTCTTTATTATCTCTTTTAATTAAAGCTGTCCACTTTCTTAATGTTTTATTTTCAGGTTTATCTGGTATAAAACTTCCATCTCTTACTAAAGCTCTAATAAATTGTTTACTAATATTTTTAGGAAATACACCACCTTTAGTCATAGACATAATTATATCACTATCACTCATACCTGTAGCTTTTGCAGCTTGTATAGTTTTCCATATATCTTGAGCTGCTCTAAATTTTTTATCTTGAGCTTCTTTATATAAAGTTATAAATCTATTAGGATCTGTTCCTCTATAATTTTTAAAAGCTTTTTTATATTGACTATCAGCAGAGTTTAAAGTTCTTGATGATTCCATTACTTTAAAAGGTAAAGATTTATTTATATCATATTTTTCTACAGTTACACCAGTAAGAGAAGCTATTTCTTTTGCTATGTCTCTTTCAAAACCACTAGATGTCATTCCTCCTTTTGTACCTGCTTCAACAATTTTTCTTATTGATCGTAATGTTCCAGGCTCAAAAGCTTCCCAAAATCTTGCAACTCTATCTATATTATCTTGTGTCATTCCTTGGTCTTTTGTTAAAGGTCTACCAAATTTATCTGTATCATAAACAATATCAGCTATAGCACTTGTTAAAATAGAAGGACCTACAGTATCTTTAAAATCTGTTACAACTTGATTAAAAGCATTATCAAAAGCTATATCTGGATTATCTCCTATTTGAAAAGCACGTGTAGCAGCTAGAATTGGATTTTTAAATATTGCCCAAGGATCAGTATAACTCATATTAATACGTATACCTTTACCATCTTCCATATTACTTAGATATAACCATTGTGAACCTTTATTATATGTAGGATCAAATTCTTCTAATGCTTCTTTTTTTGTAAAAGGAGTTCCTTCTACTATTTCATTTAATCCAAAGTAATCTGCTGTAGCTGCTGATGCTGCACCTGTACCTACCATAGCTCCTGTAGCACCACCCATTCTTATCATACCAGCTTTAAATTGAGCAGATCCTTTAAGAGAACCATCTGGATTTATTTCACCTCTTCTCATTTGAGCACCACCTTCTCTTAAATCTTTAATAGCATTCTTTACAATATTTTTTGATGTTCTTAACATTTCTGTTTTAAATGCTATAAAGTCTGCAAGAGGTGCTCGTCTAGCAAACTTAACTGCTCTTGATGTCTCACCATAATTGTGCATATTTTCTCTAACCATCTTTGCAGCATATTCATCAAGTCTTGTTATATTTTGTTTTACTCCTCCTGTAGAATAAGAACGTATAACTTCATCAGGATTTTGACCTTGATCTATAAGTACTTTTCTATATCTTCCTTTTTCATTTAGATAAGCAAACCACTTCCAATAATTATCCATAGATTGATAAACATCTAAAACTTTTCTATTAACTTGTCCTAATTTAGGAGCATACTTTTTTAATCCTTTTATAAAAAAACTAGAATCAATATCTTTAGATAATTCAATCATAGCTTGTGCTCTAACATCACTATCAAGAACACCAAGAAGAGATAGTCTTTCTATTTCAGCTCTTGCTGCTTCTGGTGGCATAGTTTGTAAAGATCTAAAAGCAGTTGTTGCTTCTGCTAATAATTTAGGATTTATATAACCATTACCTAAAGCTTGCATACCTGCACCTGCAAAGTTACGTGCAATAGATGCAACACTATAAGCAGTCTTTGCAATTTGTGTAGCTGCTTTAGCTAATAAAAAGTTTTTATATAAACCTTGAACAGGTATAGCAAGTTCTGTACTCTGTTCTATAATGTCTGCAAATTCTGCTGTTGTCCATAAATCTTGTAAAGGTCTATCTAATCCTTCTATATTTGGATCACTTATTAATTCACTAACTGGTTTAGCATATAAACCTCTAGGACTTCTTTGTTGTCTAACAAGATTTGATCTAACTTGTGGATCTTTTGAAGTTGCAGCTTCTCTAAGAGCTTTACCATATTCATAGTTAGCTCTAATTTTATTTAATTTTGTTAAAGTATTTGCATATAAAGCACCAACATCTGTTACCTCACCTAGTAATCCTCTAATAGGTGCATCAAGATTAGATTTTTTTTGTAATATTTTAATAGCATTTTGACCTACTCTTCCTCGTGTATTTTTTAATACTTGAGATAATTGACTTACAAATTCATCACCCTCTTTTAATGTTAGTTGATTAATTAATCCTTCAATAATTCCATCTTGACCTTCATAATCTTCTATTACTTTTGTTTGTGCTGCATTTAATTTATTATTTTTTTCTGCAAGTTTTGCACTTTGATATGCTTTATTTTCTTTTCCTTTAGAATTTACAAACAGATCTTTAAAGTATTCTCTTCCTGCTTCTCTAGCTTCAGGAGATACTTTATAATTAGGATCATCAAATAAACGATAAGATGTATTAACATATGCTTGTAATTGAGTAGGTTGATCAGCACTTCCTTTAGAAAATTCTATTGTATTTTTAAGTTTAGTTTTATCTTTTACAACACCTGCATTAATTAATTCTTGTTGAGCATCATCTAAAGAATTTCTTAAAATATTTATAGAGTCTACTACTTTAGTATCTACTCCATCTAGTTGCCAAGTTCTTCCTTCAAGACCTGCTTTTAATTGAGACATTAAACGTGGACTAATTTGAGATAACTTTCCATATCCACTTTTAACTAAAGCCTTTTCTAATATCTTTAAATTATTTTGAATCTTTTGTGCTGTAACTTTTTCTATACCTTTTTGTACTCTTCTACCTTGAGCTATAGTTTCACCAGCACCTGCATCTGAATAAAAATTCTTTTTAAAAAATAATAATGCTTTATTCTTTCCAGTTTTTTTAACACCTTCTTCTGTTAAATCAGTAGTTACTTTTTCAAAAGGTTTAGAAACTTTAAATGTTTTACCAGTTTTATCCCATTGTACTACTTCAAACTTTTCATCTAAAATATTTTGTAATGTTTTTTTATTAATTTTTCCTTTAGCTACTGGATTTAAAACAGCAATACCATTATCATCTAATGAATTAGTTATTTGATCTACAATTCTACGAGCTGTATTAACTGGATTTTTTCTACCTATATTTCTAAAAATATTAGAAGCATTGATAACATCATACTTTTCATATAATGCATTAGGATTATATTGAGATTTATATGATTTAGTTTTACGATCTACCATGTTAGGTTCTAAATCATAAGCATCTATTTTAGCACCAGATTTTTGTAATTCTACAACTTCTTTTATTGTACCTGTTTTTTCATCTACTTGTCCTGCACCATAAGATAGTACACGTGCACTAGGATTTCTTTTAACTACTTCTCTAGCAACTTTAGTAGCTACTTTAGTAGCACCAGAAACAGGTTCTTTAACTTTTGATTGTATCTTAGCAATACGAGCTTCTTCTCTAGCATTAAATATTTCATCAAAAGGTTTTTCTTCAGTAAGTAATTTATTTTTATTTATAGTTCTTGTTAAAGTAGGAATACCCCAACCTAGTAATCCACCTGCTCCTGCAGTTAAACCACCCATAAGAATAGATTGACCTACATTAACATCTTCTTGTCTACCTAAATTAGTACTAGCTGCTTGATATGCATAATCACCAACACCACCATAAATACCTGCTTCTGTACCTACAGCCATACCTACATTTCTAGCTACATTTTTTTTAGCTTGAGTAATAGCATTAGATACAAATTCTTTTTTTGCTGCACCTTTAAGTTTTTGATCAGTTGCTTTTTTTAAAGCTTCTGTTCTAGCTTTTTTAACAGCTTCTTTTATAGCAAACTTAGCAGCAACTTTAGCTCCTTTTTGTCCTGCTAATCCAGCAAGTTTACCTAAACCAAAACCTGCAAATAAACTAGGAAGGAATGTAGGATCACCTGCCATATACTGTAAAGCTCTACCAGTACCACCTAATGATACAGGAAGTTGCTCATACTTATCAAGAACTGTATTCCAAGCTTCTGCAGTAGGTAAATCAAAATCTTTAGATTTAGATGCAACACCTATAGTTTTTGTAATATCATATTCAAAATCTGCTGTATTACCTATACCCCATTCAGCAGCTTTAGAATCAGGACCAACCCATTCTTTACCTGTTTGATTTTTATATATTTGTTTAGAAGCTCTAATCCAAGCTGGATCAGTAAGAAGATCTTGAGTAGTTAATTTTTTATCTGTCTCTGTAGCTTTAACACTTATTTGATCATCTAAATAAGGATTAGATTTACGTTCAGTAATAGTATTAGTAGATGAAATATTATTAGAAATAGTATTATCATCTAAATAAGGATTAACTCTATCAACCATATTATTTTTTATCTTTTAATTGTTTATAGCGTCTTGCTATACTTAAATCTCCATTAAAGAATGCATCAGCAAAATCTTGATCAGCTTCAGGTCTATCATCTTTTTTATATTGATTTATTTTTTCTATAGATGGTAAACGATTTTTAAAACTAGAAGCCATTGATAAAGCATATGATACAGAAGAACCTTGATTTATACTATCTAAGAAAGTTTCAAATACAATAGATCTACCTAAAGAACCTTCTGCTCCTAAAGCTTTACCATCAAAAAAACCTGATTCAGGATTATAGTGTTCATTATAATGTTGATTATCAAAAATACCTTGTAAATTTTTAATATCAGTTACATCTAATACTTGATCATTAGCTATCTTTCCTTCAACTTCTTGTTTAGTTAAATCATATACTCTATTTTCTTGGAATAATTTATCAGCTCTACTTTGTTCATATCTAAAATCTTCTAGTTCTTCTCTTTGGAAAGCTCGTTCTTTAGTAGCACGTTTTTCAAGAGCAGCTAACTTTACTTGAGCTTGATCTATTTTATCATCTTCAATATCATTTTGAATTGCTATACGTTCATCTCTAAATTTAGCATTTGTTGCTGCAATTTGGGGTATTGTTTGATCTGCTGCTTCTAAACCAGCACCTATAACACCCATTATACCTTCTTGTCGAGGTGTAGCTGAACCCATTCTTGAAAATAGTTGTGCTACATTTAACCAGTTAGCACGAGTTTGTGCTTCTTTAGATTCACTAAGTTGTTTTTTTCTACCTTCAGTTCTTTGTTGCATTAACTTCATTAATGAATTTTCTTCTGCTTGTATTCTACCTTGATCTATATTAAACTTATCTCTTCTTGTAGGTCCTTGTATTTGATCAGGCATCTCCATTTTAGGTGGAGCTTCACTAATATTTACTAAAGAAGCAATACCTTCAGGTACAGGTGGTTTAATAATAGGTTGTGTATTAGTAATAGTATCTGTATTATCACTATAAGAAGGTATCTCTTCTGGTTTATTATAATTTTTACGTTCAGTATAATTTGATAATATTTTACCTCTTTCATCTAGGAAAGATTCTACATCACCCTCTTCTATTATATTTGGATCATCTCCTCTTCCTCTAGCAGGTGGTATACGTTGTAAATTAAAACCTTCTTGATTAGTTAATCTACTTCCACGTAATCCTATATTATCTCTATATAATCCTGCTTCACGAGGTGTTATAACTTCTCCATCTTTCATTATAGTTCCATCAGGACCAACAGATATTCCTTCAGATTCTGCTGCTTCTCTTAATGGACCTATTCTATCATAAATATTTGCTGATGTTTGAAAAGGAACACCATATTCTCTTTCATTATATTCAGGTTGTATTACATTAGGATTTCTCATACGTTTCATTATTTCTGAAAGTGTATATCTATTTGTACCATTTTGTGCATACACCATAGTATCTGCTATACCACCACCTTTTTTAGATGGAAATAAATTAGGTAGTTTACCACCAAAGGCTCCATAAGTTCCTACTAATGTACCTAATCCACCAAGTAAAGTTTGTGCTGTAGATGGTGCAGGTGGTGCAGGTTGTGCAAATTGTGTAGTACCCATAGGTGCACCAGTAACAACAGATTGATACCTAGACATAGTATCATAAGGATAGTTTCTTTCTAATTGATATTGTCTAAAGGCTTCATCTAATGCTGTTTGTTGTTGTCTTTGTTGTTGTTCACCTACAGTTTGTATTGCACCTAGTTCACCTAGTTGTGCTTTAAATTGTTGAGGAGCCATAGTAGCAAGTTGTGCACCTGCTTGACCTGCTGCAGTACGATCTGCTTGAAATCTTTTTACAGCATCTT